GCCTAAGACAGGCTAGAAAGAGATGGAAGTGTTAATATGGCAAAAAGAAGCAAATTTGATATTTTAGATAGATTAAGTGATGTAGAAGATAGAATGCTTGATCCTAAAACTGGCGCTAAAGAGATGAAAACTCTTAAACTAAGATCACAAAATCTTAAAGATATGTTGGACGAAGGAATGGAAGAGTTTAAAAAAGGTGGGAAAGTCACCAAAAAGAAAAGAGGCGGCAGAGTTAGAGGCGATGGTATTGCTGTTAAAGGCAAAACCAAAGGTACAATTAGGTGACGGTAATGAAAGCACAAGACGTATTAAAGATTATGGAAAAACATGAAAAAGAGTCTGATAGACGTTTTGAGCGTATTGAAAAGCAACTTGAACGACTTGATATGCGTCTGTGGGGCATTGCCGTACTAATCATTGCTGCGGCTGTAGCAGGAAGGTTTCTATAATGGCTATCTCAAGAGCGAATATGAGCAAGCAGATAAAGTCAGGTAAGATGAAAAAGAAAGTTGTTAAGAAAAAGAGTGGCAGCAAAGTGCTTGGTAGTATCAGTCCATTATATGGAATGATTTCGGGTGAGGGTGCTTTTGGTAAACTGGCAAGTGCAGGTTTTAGCCCTGCGGGTATGCTTGCAAAACAACAAAAGAAAAAGAAGCAGATGCGAGAGCAAGAGGCGGTTCCTGTTGCAAAAAATGGTGGTCGCATGATGTCTACTGGCGATGATGCAAAAGACTTAAGTATTATTCGCATGGGTGACGGGGGCAGTCCTAAGAAGAAGTCCAAGAGCCGCGTCAACGAGGCAGGTAATTATACAGATCCTGCAAAGCGTAAACGTATATTCAATAGAATAAAGGCAGGTGGAAAGGGTGGCGCTCCGGGCCAATGGTCAGCCAGAAAAGCCCAAATGATGGCAAAAGCTTATAAAAAAGCAGGTGGAGGCTACAGAGACTAATGGGAGAAATAGAGAGAGATCTTAGAAGTTGGTCGAGTGAGGTTCTAGAAGTGCCAAACTCAAGCCTAAAAGGTCTTTCCCCATGTCCCTACGCTAAGAATGCTTGGGAAAAAAATAAAGTATTAGTTGTGCAAACAGATGATATATATGCAGACAGTCTAAGGCATTGCTCTGATTTTATCTTATCTAATAAGGAGCTTGTTGTTGTCGCTTCATATGAAGTTCCAGAATTAGACAAATTTAATAAATATGTTCAAAACCTTAATATACTTTTTGATAACCTACATTGTATGGAATTTCATCCAGATTACGGTGCGGATGATGCAAATCTAGACTTTCTTTCAGATAATGACTGGGAAAGTTTAATAGATAGGCACTATTGTATGGTGTTTATTCAAGACCTCGAACAGGTGGTTCGAGCAAGTGATAAGTTGCATACTTTAGGTTACTATGATGTGTATCCTGATGAAGAGTATGAAGAATTAGTTGTTAACAGGAAAAGGAGACTTGACGATGGCTATGAAACCTAGAGCGATGAAAAAGAAGCCAGTTGCTATGAAGCGTGGCGGAAAGAAAATGATGCGTGGCGGTATGGCTAAAAAGCCTATGGCTATGAAGCGTGGCGGTTCGAGTAAAGCAACAGCAGGGCCAAAAAGTTTTACAAAAAAAGGAAGTGGTAAAACTACTAGATCAAAACCTGCAAAGAGCAAAATGCAAATGTTAAAAGACGCAGCTAAAAAAGCAGGAAAGAAGTTGTTCTAAACAATGCCGTTAAAAAAATCACAGAAAAGCCTTAAAAGTTGGACTAAGCAGAAATGGCGTACCAAAAGCGGTAAGCCATCTACGCAAGGTCGTAAGGCTACTGGTGAGAGATACCTGCCTTCTGCAGCCATAAAATCCCTTAGCGCTGCTGAGTATTCAGCTACCTCCCGTGCTAAGAGAAAAGGTAAGAAGGCAGGTAAACAGCATGTGGCTCAACCCAAAAAGATAGCAAAGAAAACGAGAGGGTATAGATAGCAATGCCCCGAAACTATAGAAAAGAATACGATAGCTACCACAAATCCTCTACACAGAAGAAAAAGAGGGCATCTCGAAACACGGCACGATCTAAGATGGTTAAAGCAGGTAAGGCAAAAAAAGGTGATGGAAAAGACGTTGATCACAAGAATGGAAACCCTCGTGATAACTCTAGAAAAAACCTTACGATGAAAACAAAAGCTAAAAACAGGAGTTTCCCTAGAAACTCTAAAGCCAAGAAACGGTAGGATAAAATGGCAGTCGTTACACCAGATTTACCTGACATATTTGAAGAAGCTTATGAACGCGCAGGTCTAGAGCTAAACACAGGTTACGATCTTCGAACAGCGAGGCGTAGCCTTAATATCATGTTGCTCGAATGGCAAAATAGAGGCCTCAATCTTTTTACGGTTGATTCAGGTGTTTTAAATCTAAGCTCAGGAACAGCAACCTACTCTATGCCCATAGACACTATAGATGTAATCGAGCATCAAATAAGGACTGGAACAGGAACAAATCAAGTTGATGCAGCATTGCAACGCATATCTGTATCTACTTACGCAGCTCAATCTAATAAAAATACACAGGGTAAGCCTAGTCAAATATTTGTTCAAAGACTGGCTACAGAAACAAAAGTAACACTTTGGCCCGTTCCTGACACAGATTATATTTTGGCTTTTCATCGATTAAAGGGAATAGATGGCTTGGCAACGGGCGTTGGCACAACAGCGGCTATACCACCTAGATTTGTTCCATGTCTTGTTGCGGGTCTTGCATATCAAATAGCTATGAAGAAACCAGAAGCAATAGCCAGAGTTGTTCCCTTAAAGCAAGAATATGAGTATCAGTTTGAGCTTGCAGCGGGTGAAGATGCTGAAACAGCATCAATCAAATTTGTGCCATACAATACATTTATGTTAGGTGGTGGATGACAACTGCTAGAAGTAAATATGCTTTCGGTTTCTGCGACAGAACTGGCTTCAGGTATCCGCTGAATGAGCTTGTTGATGAGTTCAAGAATGGCGTAAAGACTGGACTAAGAGTTGGTCGGGATGTTGCTGATGGCGATCATCCTCAAAACTTTTTGGGCAGGGTTAGAATATTTGATCCTCAAAGTCTTGCACACGCTAGGCCAGATAGGTCTTTAGAAGAAAGCAGACAGTTGTTTGGATTTTCTCCTGTATGGAACCCTGCTCAATTTATGACAGGAGCTGTCGGTAGAGTTGCCATAAGTTTCGATGAGGGCGTGGTGAACGTTACAGGTTCTTCAGCCTCATCTTCTGTTGGCTCTGTTGTGGCTAATACATATAGCGCAAATCTAACTGCTCCAAATGCCGCTATAGGTGCGGTTGGGACGGTTACCCTACTAGGCGTAGGAATAACTGCATTTCCAAATGGTGTTTCTGCCGTGGGAACTACAGGCGTAGCTACTTTATCTACCAATGTAGCACAATCTTTCGCAGTTACTGTAACTACAGGGTATAGTGGTGGTAATAAGTTTTACATCGATGGTATAGAATCTCCTACAGGAAATCTTAGCGAAGGAAATACCTACATATTTGATCAATCACATTCGAGTAATAGTGGTCACCCACTAAGGTTTTCAACAACATCAAACGGAACCCATTCAGGTGGTGTGGAGTACACAACAGGCGTTACAACTAGCGGAACCCCCGGAAACGCAGGTGCTTATACTCAGATCGTGATAGCTTCGGGCGCACCAACATTACACTACTATTGCACTAACCACAGTGGTATGGGAGGCCAAGTGAATACACCTTAACGGTAGATTTGAAAATTTAAACATGTTAAAATAAGTTCAATTGAACTTTTTGGAGGGCAAGATGGCACAAACAGGAAGAAACTTACCAAGAACTAAGCGCACTATGGAATCTAGGGAAGGTAAGCAAGGTAAGCGCTCAAAAAGCACAACTAAAAAAGTTGTTGATGCTGTTAAAAGAGGTATAAAAAATCAACCTATTGTTAAAGGACTTACCAATATTCGCAACAAGGCTCGCAGTAGCCTTCAAAGAGCAGCAGACAAAGGGCGTAATAATACTTTTACAAAGCTTGAGGCAGGAGCAGATACAAAAAGAAAAGCTGCAGAAGTTCGTAAGAAAAAAGATCCAAAAAATCAATCTTTGCGACCTAAAATTAGACCAAAATCAATACCCCTAACTACTTCTTTAAGACCAAAAAAAAGACCCACAAAGAAATCAGCAGAGGGTGGAAGCCTTAAGTCGGTTCCCGAAAGCAATAATGGTTTGAAGAAACTCCCTACGGCTGTTCGTAACAAGATGGGATACATGCAAAAAGGTGGTTCCTGTGGTGGTATGGGTAAGGCCGTCAGAGGCGGCAACTTTAGTAGAAACGGATAAGTTCAAATGAACTATACAGAGTTAACACAGGCTATACAGGACTACACGGAGAACACAGAGACTTCTTTTGTGGCTAATATTCCTACGTTTGTTCGACAGGCAGAAGAAAAGATACTTCGTCAGGTTCTTATTCCAGAGCTTCGAAAGGCTTCTACTGGTAGTACAGTTGCTAACTCTCAATATCTAGCTAGACCCACAGACATGATCGCAGTGTATTCTATAGCCATCACAGATGGCAGTGGTAATTATAGCTATCTTCTCAATAAAAATGTTACCTATATGAAGGAGGCGTATCCTGCGAATGACACAGGATTACCAAAGTATTATGGTCAGTTTGTGGGAGGCACTACTACCTCACCGGGCTTTTTTATATTAGCGCCAACGCCAAATGCTGCGTATCTTGCTCAAATAAACTACTATTACGATCCACCATCTATTGTTACAGCAGGTACAACATGGTTAGGTGACAATGCCGAAACAGCTTTGCTTTACGGCTCATTACTAGAAGCATATTCGTTTATGAAGGGCGATACAGATCTTATGAACGAGTATAGAAAACAACATCAGCTCGCTATGCAAGCCTTTACTAAAGTGGGTGGCTTACTGCAACAAGACGGTTATAGAGATGGCGAAGAGGGATACAGCAAAGACGAGAACAATGTTTAAATTTAATGTAGATATACCGAAAGAACCAGTAGTTAACATACAGACTACAGAGAATAGAGGGTTTACACCTGATGAGGTATCGGAGCGTTGTGTAGAGAAACTTATAAGTGTTTCTGACAGTACACATCCCGCTATCCGAGATCAGGCACAAGCCTTCAAAAAGCACATGGAAAAAGTGGTTGCGTTTTATATGCGAGAAGCTATTCGCAGTGACCGCACAACCGTGTATAATGCCTTGAACGATGCAGGGCATCCTAAACTTGCCGAGCTTATAAGGAGATTATGATATGGCGTTTTCTGGCAACTTTATGTGTACATCCTTCAAGCAAGAACTTCTTGAGGGAGCGCATAACTTTAAAAACTCAGGGGGTGATACATTCAAGTTAGCAATGTATACAAACAGCGCCTCTTTTAATGCAGCTACAACTGCCTACACTTCCTCAAACGAGGTAAATGGGTCGGGGTATTCTGCAGGTGGTGGCACTCTAACAAGAGTAGATCCATCAGTAAGTGGCACAACAGCTTTGACTGACTTTAGTGATCTTACATTTTCAAATGCAACCGTGACTGCTCGCGGTGCTTTAATCTACAATACCACAACAGGTAGTGGATCAGGCACAACGGACACAGTGGTCGTATTAGACTTCGGTTCTGACAAGACCTCTACAGCAGGTGACTTTACTATTCAGTTCCCTGCAGCGGATGCTTCTAACGCTATCATTCGCATAGCTTAATGGAGCCTTACTGTGGTAAAATTTGCAGATCGAGTTAAAGTAAGCACTTCGACCACAGGCACAGGAACTGTGACCCTTGGTTCTGCTGAGTCAGGTTTTCAGACTTTTGCTTCTGGCGGTATCTCTAATGGGGATACCGTCAGGTACGTTATAGAGGATGGAACTGCCTTTGAGATAGGACAAGGTGTGTACACACATTCAGGTACTACCCTAACAAGGGTACTATCATCCAGTTCAACAGGATCATTACTAAACCTATCAGGTAGCGCAGTCCTGTTTATCAGCCCTAGTGCTGCAGACTTAACGCTTTCTGGTGCTGCTCACAACTTTACTAGTTTTACAGCAAC